AAAGTACATACCCGAAGTCGTATCTGATGTATATGATGTGGATGATACATTTGAAGCTTTGGCAGATAAGGATGGTACAGTTGATGAGGCTTTGGCTGATATGGATTTAATATCAGATAGTATGGATGAGCTTATGTCCGACGTGAACGCAGTGTATGCTAGGTGTGCACAGCATGCACGAGACTTGTCTCATCTAAAGGAGACTGCTAAAGTGGCGGTGATATTTGTTGATAAATTCTGTGGAATACTAGACAAACTAAGTGGAAGAGCTTCTGATTTGCATGACTATCTGGCGGACATGTCTGATGCAGGTCTTATAGGCAGTTACGTGCCAGATACTGATATATTGAAAAAGGCTACGCAGAAAGGCGGGGCATTTGACTGGTATGATAGTTCAACATACTCTGATGAGCGCTTGAAGAATATCTATGGTGACTGTCGTGATGTTACTTTGTCAGACAAACAGTTGAAGTATATCTATAACGATTTCAGTAAGTTCAAGAAAGGTGCCACGCAGAACAGCATCACAAAAGGCTTGAGGGGGTTGGGCCAATGAACAATGATAAACATGTTTTTAGGCTGTATGCTGTGGACGGTGACTCGCTGTACAGCCCTTATGGGTATTCAGAGGAGCCTCAGACAACATTGGGCATGCCACATAAGGCAAAAGAGACTCTTCCTGACCATGACATGACTGCTAATGGAAGGTTGCTACACAAAGGTAAGGTATATCCACGTAGCAACATGCATTATGGCTTTTCTGTCATAGGCAGGCCTGACCCAAGGTATAGTATATATACTGTGGACAATCCATTTGTTGATACGAGTGATACCGTGCTTGAGGCGATGGACAATGAGATTGCTTCGCATGTGCCGGAATCTGCTAAGGAGTCGCACAGCCTGTCACATATGTATGCTGACGGCGAGAAGAATGACTACGAGTATCTTACGAACAGGCTCTACTCACAGAGAGAAAGGCTTAGTGGTCTTTCGACGTACCTCACAGGTGATGATAAGGGTGCCAAGCACATGTCGATTGACCCCAAGTGGCTTAACTTCGATTCGGACGAGACATGGGACAATTTTGTAGATACATTGTACAGGTACTCTGATGACAATAAGTCTTTTGATGGTGGTCGGGACGACGTGCGTATGTTCCTGGCTAGTGTTCCAGAAAGCAAGCTCCTCAGCATTGATGACGCAATTGATAAGGGGCTTACTTTCCAGCGTGACTTTCCTGAAGAGCTAGTGGCATCTGAGATTACACCATTAAAGGAAATGACTGACATGAATGGGGCATATGCCAAGTATACTGATTCACGTAGGAAGGGTGCCAAGGCTGATGATGCTTTTGGCGAAGCCTTTAAGATAGCTCCATCATCTGTCATCAGTGATGCTTTGAAAAAGAACATTTACAAAGATATGTCTTCATGTTATCACGCTAAGCGTAAGCAGTTGAATTTGTTGAAAGGCATAAGGGGGTTGGGACAATGATTAACTGGGTACACGACGACGTTACCAAGCAGTATAGGCCTACGCTTTATCCTGGGGAGTCCGTTGACGACTGGTCCATCCCGGAAGGCATAGACCAGGATTTCCACAGGTTGAACAGCATCATAGAGGCCAAATACTCTCGTGAGTTTCTGAAGGTGTGCGCCTTCTACAACAAAATGTTTCCGTCGCTGAAGTCCGCTGGCTGGTCTCGTACCGCCTACAATGTTCCGCCGTTTACTGCTCTTGAGCAGGAGCGGTCGGACACGGGATATGGCACAAACTACAACTATCTAAAGCAGATTGTCGACCAGATTACATCGAGGCTTGGAACGATTTCATTTGTTCCTAAGATGATGTCCGAGGAGCAGAACTTTGAGTATATCGTCTACAAGGATGAGGCTGAGCGCATACTCAGGAAGCTCATAAAGGATGATGACTTGCAGCGCATAAGCATTGAGGCTTTCCATAATGCATCCATACTTGGTTATTCACATGTGTTCATCGACCCATACACTGGAAAGATGGTAAAGGCGAACGACTATGAGGTGGGCGTGTACAGCGGCCAGTTCAATAGACACAACGTAAAGCAGATGCTCTACAGGGATTATGATTTCCCTGTGACGGACACATTTGTGTACATGCAGGGGCTTGATGACGACGCCAAGAACGAGCTGCTTGAGGTGCTTGCCGGAAAGAGCAGTGTTGAGTTCAGCATGTACTTTGACTGCGTGAAGCATGAGGTGTATGTGACCATCTGCGGAAAGACGCTGCCGGCCAGGGAGTATCCTTTTGACAGTGTGCTCATGACAACATTTACATGGGATACAGGCTTCTCTAGGCAGCTCACTACATCTATTTTTGACCTGCTCTACCCAATCCAGCGTGAAGTAAACAGGATTGCCGCAAAGAAGCAGCAGTTGATTAGAATGTACAAAGGCTCCGTTCCTGTGTTCAATTCGGACGTAGACCTTGCTATGAAGGCCATATCAAATGGTACAGGTGAGGCACTTTACATTGACTCATCAAGGTCTACTGCTGACCTCATGACCGTAATCAACCCTACGCCGCTCGACCCGCAGCTTGACGCAGAGATACAGTCACATAAGACTACCATGTATGAGCTTGCTGGAATACAGAATGCCTCCTTCGACATGGAAAATATGCGTTCTGCTGCTGCTGTAGTTGCACTTGACCAGACACGTGACAGTGTGTTCCAGGCGCAGATGGCAGGTATGTCACAGTTCATAAAGAACATGCTTGTGCTATATATCAAGTTTCTCAGCAAGTACCCTAGTGTGAGGACGGACAGATGTGTGATAGACTGGTCCACGATTGACAGGCTCATTGAAAATGCATATATTGTCATGCAGCCTGTGCACCTGAACGACCCACTGTCAGATGAAAACAGCGTGGATGACACTGACGTGGACTACACACGCATATCTTCGGCACGTGTGCTTCTGAACATCATAGATGGCGTGTATACCTATGATACATTGCCTTACTATTTGAACCCTGCACAGGTGACTCTTGATGTTGCGACATTGCTGATAAAGTTTGGTGCGTTTGGTGTCGAAATACCCGACAGCATACACATGTTCCTTATGCATGCATATATTGACTACATCAAGAACAACGAGAACAGCTTCTAGGAGAGCATATGATTGAAGGACAGACAAAAGAGATACCCCTGACAAGTGGCTTGGATGTTAAAAGCTCTGACATGCTAGTTCCAGTCGAGCAGCCGCTGTTCCAGCACAACAGGCAGCGCTATCAGGGCAAATACCTGCCCACGTCGCTGCGCTTCGAGCATGACGGTTGGGCTGCCGGAAACGACGTATACAATTTTGACATAAAGGAAGCCTCTTTGGAGGTGGACGGTTACACAATTACGAAGCAGCTCATAAACAAGACCCCTGTGTACAGGATAGTCCTGACTAAGGATAAGAAGCACATAGGAAGTTTCTACTATATTCCGACAAGTTCCGTGGTGTCCTCGGCCGTTCCATGCTCCGTTACAGGTACTGTGAATCCTATTGTGTCTGGCACAATCAACGGAAAGAGTTTTTCACTTGCCTACGACTCTGTTTCAAGGACGTTCGTGAACACTCTTGATGATAGTGTACAGGTGCTCAATACTGAGCTTGGAAACGACTACAAATACACCATAACTTTGCAGGACACGTCGGCCACGATTGACATTGATTTCGGAAGCATGCAGTTTCCTACAGATATCATAAAGAACGGCGACTACAACATAGCAAAGTTTTCCGGCTACTCCAATGGCGCGGCTGTCTGGTCCAGCGGAAAGCAGAGCGTGTCTATCCAGAATGGGGAACTCAAATATAGCTATGATGGAACTGTGCTCAGTAGCATACCCGTGTCCGTGGACAGTGATGGACATATACAAGCATCGTTCAAGGCAGCCTTGCTTGTGCAGGACAACCTTGCTGTTGAGTCTGTGGAGTTCACGCCCATGCTTACGGACATCAGTCTGGAGAGCAAAGGCATTGTTGCCATGCAGGCGAGCAGTGTCATATTTAACAAACAGAGCGTGACTACCGAAGATAGGGAGCATACAGGAAGGTACAACAGCGACAAGCTCTATGCAAACAGCACATCAGACTATAACAAGCAGACCGTAGAGCAGAAGCTGCCCATGTGGGTTGGCATGTCCGCCGACAACAAGGTAGACCGTGGAAGCATGGTGACACCTATTGGTACAGCACTCACGCTGGAGAAAAAGGATTCTGACGGTGTGTACTATGCTTGGAATGGAAATGTGGTAATAGGGTCTGACCGTGAAGTCAA